TCCTTAAAAGCTTTAAGATCAAAATCCTTACCCAATTCTCTTTTAAGTTTTTCGAGTTCGGCTAAATCTTTTCTTAATTGTCCAGGATTTTTATTTTCTCCAGCTTCTGCCATTTAGTGCGTATTTTATATAAATATCAATGAGAGCTACTTTTTACGAGACTTTACCCTAGAGACAAAATTGGGTAAGTTAACATTTTGATTTGGCGCATCTTTAAACGATCTAAGATCTGACTTTGAAGTAATAGTATTTTTGCCCTGAGCTTTCTCATACTCTTGGCGCTCTTTGTCGTAATAGTCCTTTATACTATTATAGGTAAATCTTCTGATCCAAACGGGCATATCGTATACGACATCCCATGAATATCCGCCTTTACCGTGGAATGCTATTTCGTGTATTTCTTGAAATATGCGAGCTCTATCACTAGGAGTTAGGGTAAAAAAATGAAAAGCCCATAGGTATTTCTACACCCTCCTCTGTGTAGCCATCCGATCCTACGAAAGTAAATGTCATGTCCAAATCAGGAGCAATGTTTTTCATGTATTCTCTTAAAGCTTTTGCGTCTGAAGCTATTAGACCGTCATCAACAAAAGATCTGATAGTTTTTGGATCACGATCTCCGTTTATAGAGATTATAACGTGACGTAATCTTGTGGTAATTTGGCTAGAAATATTGATCTTTTTATTGCTTGCTATTTCCGATTCTATTTTCTTTTCTATTTCGTTTGTGGCCAATTTAAAAGTCACTTCGTTACTTGTATTAGGAAGAGTAAAAGTAAATTCATTTTTATTTTGAAATATGGAATAATCTACTTTTTTGTTTTCTATTTTTGAAAGATCAATCACAAAAGGCTCTTCCTCTCCTGTGTTTTTATTTAAGTAACTAATCTTATAATCTTTACCGTAACCCAAAACTCTTGCCGCAACTAATAAAGCATTTTTATCTCCAATGGTTAAATCATCGTAATTAATTTTGGATACTATCAGGGACTGCAGAAGTTTATCAAAAACGAGTCCTGACTTAACTAGGTTCATGTTTGTTAAGATGTCTTCGTGCTTTGCCGTCATGTACTTTATTTCTACTTGACCTGAGGATAGGGGATTTTCTTTTGGGTATAAAAGCCCTTTGGAAGGTAGTTCTACTATTTCTGTAGGAAATTTAAAATCTGACATAAATTGTTTGTTTTAATATAAATATACAAATACAATTTTTTCAGACATAAAAAAGACCGCGGTGAAAAGCTATTTATTTATGAATTTTGCTTTTTCTGCTGCTGATAGATTGACAATCACTTCATCATCGTCTGCAATTCCGTCTGCAAAAATTACAGGATATCCTTTAGGTAGTGTATAAGACCGCATAGTCCTATCTTTTCCTCCGTAGGTTGATTCATTTTTATTTACAGTATATGAATTCCAACCTTGATCATAATTAGTATTATCGTATCTATATATAATTAACGGATCTTGCAGTTTTGTTTTATTCGCCACAGAAGTCATCATTTGAAACAATCTATTTTTATCAAATACTGCTACGCCTTTATTCATTGTTGGAGGTTCATCACTCATCCAATCTTGAAGATCTTCGTCAGAGTCTGCATTTCTATAGTACTCCTCAAAAGTTTTTTTAGTGATTTTTTCGTCAACTATTTTTGAAATTGTATCTGGAATATTATGATACGAAAGGTATAAAAGATGTCCCCCAAGCTTTAATTAGACCAAGTTCCCAAGTATCATATTTAGATTGATACTGTGATTGGTCAATTATTTCTTTTAATAGAGTCTCTAATTTAATCATATCTTAATTTTAAATAAATATATATAGAGTTTTATTTATAATATATTTTATGGGTCTGAAGGAAATTGTAGTATTTACTTTTTGTTGTTTTTTGAGGAACTTTTCTAGAGTATTTATCTTTATTCAGAGTTTCGTGTATTACGCTACAATTGACGTTTAACTTTTTTGATAGTTGATAAGCAGATCCTGCCTCTATTTTTTCTCCGGTTTCAATATTTTCGCATATTACAGTTCCTTTACTTGCCCTGGATTCTTCTCCTATTTTACCTAACTTAGACTCTGTGGCTTTAATTGACTGTAATTTTTTAGTCTTTTCTGTTCTTTTAGTCCCTACGCTTTTATTGCTATTGATCCATCCTAAGCCCAAATATTGATCTAATTCTGAGGCCTCTATTTGTTTAAATTCCCCGGTACTTGGGTTTATAATTTGTTTTCTACCTTTGTGTTTTGCGGATATGTTTTTTCTGTGAGACGCTGACTTCTTTATTTTCCACAGGGGCATAAGAATCTCTCTGGCTTCTTTGTACTCTTGTTCCGTTAACGTCTTTGATCCGTCGTAGGACATTCTGTGAAAAGCCCAATAAACTTTATAGGAATATAAAGAATGATCTTTGAAGCATTCCACCAATATTTTGTGGACACTGTAGTGTTCGTCTGCGGTTAGTAGTACTGTTGAACTCTTTTTGCCGAAAGATTTGGGTATTATGTGATGGGCTTCGTAGTAAGTTTCTCCGTCCTTTGATCTGCCTTCTTTGATGGCCTGTCTAATTATTTTGAAATAAGTTGCGAGCATAAAAAAACCTCTTTTATAATAAATATCAGAGGTTTCTTCTCGTTAATAATTTAATTCAAATATTTTAGTCAATAATTAAATTTAGTAGTTGAGTTCACAAAAATCCATTCCGAGTGACAGCGTTAACATTGTGGGATCTGCTGTTGCCCAATCGTAAGAACCAAATCCTGCTTCTTTGATGAATGCACCTTTGATAACCCACTCGGAAACTATGTCCCCAACTGGACCCAAAATTGATAAGCTACAGTCTTTCTTATAGAAGTCAGAATAGCCATCACGACCAGTTACTGATTCGTGGTGCAATCTCACCCATTCCATCACAGCTTGTTGGCCTGATGGAGATATTGGACTGTATAATTCTAAGGCGATGTCCTTCCACTCTGCTTTACCTTTTAACTTACGGTAAACGTTGATGTGTTCGATTTTGATCTCACCTAAAGTAACGCCTGGAGCATCAGCTTTCTTGATCAGGTATGACGGAATTCCGTCTACGTAAAAAACGAATCGGTTCTGAACAATTGGTTCAAAACTCGTAAACATTATTTCATTGGGATCCAACACTGGCATAAGCTGTTATAATTTAATTTGTTCTTTTGTATAAATACTGTGTCGGTTAAAATTTACTTCCGTGAGTGGCACTTTTTCCTATGTCTTGTTTAAAAATACCAAAAGCTTTCATCAAACCTTCGATTCCTTTTAAATTATTTTTCTTCATGATGGAAACGATGGATTTTAACGCAGTTCCTGCGATTCCAAGACCAGCAGCGGCAGCGGGAATCCAAAAGTAACTTTCAGCGTCTTCTTTTAGTGCAGACGATTTAACCATCTTTTTTACCAATTTTTTATCTGCTGCTTCATCATCGTGTTTATTTTTACCGGCGGGTTTTTTCTCAAACATTTGAGAAATTTTGTGCTGCGCAATGTTTGGATTTAGTACTTTAGTTTCCGCTGCGTCTTGAGCAAAAGATCTATCCTCTTTTATTTTCTTTTTTTCCTCTACTTTCTTTTTTTTAGTTTCAGCAAGAGGTTTTTTAGAAGTTAATTTCATTTCGCTCTTCTTTACCTTAGCTTTTTCTGTGTAAGCATCATCCTTAACAAATGCCTTTCCCTTGTAAGCCCCTCCACCTTTTTTAGGTTCTATATCCTTGTGTTTTTTTGCAGGATTAGGAGATTTTACTTTTTTATCGTAATCGTCATCTTTTGCATATTTTTTACTCTTGTGGCCATCTTTGGATTCTTTATCGCTCGCTTCTAGAAGCGCTTTTCTAAGTGCGGATTCGTACAGAGCTTTTGGGACTTTAATTCTTATTAATGTGCTATTTTTCATTTATTGATGTTTATCTTTCTTTTCAATTATTGAGCAAAATTAACTCCAGTAGGTAATATGTTAAAATCAAGTTGTATAAATTCTGCCACTCTAGTTGGTTGCAAATAAATACTACCCACCATTATATTTCTGTCTATTTGATCCGGAGTATTGTTTGTGGTATCCATAATAACTTGAAATGCGTAAAGTCCCTGTCTCTGTTGAACAGATTCCAAATAAGGATTGACTTGAGTAAGGAATTTATTCCAAGTTACTTGAGTATTTGGTTCAAAAACTAAAGTTTGGCCTATTTGTTTGATGTACCTCTTAAGTGCAATTAATAATCTTCTAACGTTTACCCTATCAAGAGCAGAAGCCCTAGCTTGTAAAGTTTTTTGTCCGTAAACAACGGTACCAACTCCAGAAAATGTCGCAATTGGATTGACTTTTGCGGAATACAAACTATTCCTATCATTAATTGTCAATCTACGTTCAGGTTGCAAAGCAGTAGAAAGACCTCCTCTATTAAGACCGGCTGGTGCCCACCATTCTGCTGCAATTTTATCATTGTATTCGTATACTGCAGGAATTAATGCAGAAGGCGGAATAAAATTCATTCTTCCGGTTTCAGAAGATTTTATTTGTATCCAAGGCCAATAAGTGGTGCCATACGAATTATCAAAACTTGATGCAGCACTAGTTACAGTAGTTAATTGTTGATTATATCCTACCAAATCTACAACGGAGATATTATCCCCTCTAGTGCTTGATAAAAGCAATAAATTGTTTATTTCAGTTGGAGCATTTTGATTAGTTATTCCGGGAGCGTATATTACATTGAAATCATATTGGTCTTGGTTATTCAACAAACTAATTGCTATATCGTAATCAGGACCGTACACTCCCTGTATATTTGTTGAAGGCGTAACGTACGCGGATGTTACTGTTGGAATATTTTCAAACATGTTCAAAGGAGCAATGCCGTAAGACCCCCAAAAAGGTCCACTTGCACCCCCAAAACCACCGTTAAGCGATCCTGAACCTGATTGTGGAAGAGAAGCGGTAAATTGATTTTGAGGTAATCCCAATTGATTAAAGTAATTGGGAGTTGTATTAACTGATGCTACGTATACGTATTTAGACTTATTTGCGTAACTTCCTGTATTCTGTAAATAATACGTACCGGTACTTGTATCCTGAGTAAGAGTTTGATACTGATCTCCTATTACATAGGAAACGTAATTAGTTTGATTTGGATCTAAAGAAAGATTTGTCCAACTTTCCAAAACAGTTTTACTATTTTCGTAATCATCTCCCCTTCTAATGTTCAAAGTAAAAGTTCCTGAACCTGTATTGTACTGTACAATTTCCCATCTAACGTTAGCAAAAGATCCTGAAGGAAGCGAGTTACCGGGTTGGGTACCGCTTATTGCGTTATTCATCACTGTGCCCACCGATAAAGTGTTCAATTGAAACGCAGTTGAACCATTAAGCGCAGCTACACTAGCGGTTGCCACAGTGTAAGATCCAGACGCAACTCTAGTAATTAAAAGAGAACTACCACCCTGATTAAAATAATTTAAAGCAGCAATACTAGTTAAATATTCAAGAGTAAGACCTCCTGAAATGAAGGTTGAACCGAATATTTGTTTGAATTGGGAATACGAAGTTACTAAAGTTGGATTATTCACAGGACCCAACACAGTTGGACCCACTATTGCAGCTCCGGCCGCTATTGGGCCCTGTGTTATTTGACTTTGATCGTTTTCATTTAAAAAAACTCCTGGACTAATGAGTGTTTCAGCCATTTATCTTATTTTTTTAGCTACTAATAAATATCGGCCTATTGGTCAAAACTTCCTATTGGAATTCTCCCGTGTTAATATTTATGGAAACTGTTCCATAAATTTCTTTCAGATTTTTAAAAAAATCAATTTCTCTAACTTTAAGCTCTTTTATTTTAGCTTTAAATTCCTCTAATTGAAGTTCCATCAACATTTTTTGATAATTCAATTCTCCAAGAGCGGAAGCCACTGAAATTGCTTCCTGTTTTAGAGCTGTAAGTACTTCTAATTCCTGTTCTGTTATTTTTTTTACTTCTTCCATGACATTTATTTATTATAGATATAAATACGTAAATTCTAATTAAAAATTAAATTATTTTAATACCCTATTGATATATAATTCCAAACGTAAACTGCGGAAGCAGACAAACCTACGACTCCTGAAATTATTGAGAAATTGGCCGCGCTACTAGAAACGTACGCACTGTAAGTGCTATCAAGTTTAGCACTCGCTGAGTTAGCTGCGGTGATTATGACAGAAGATCCTGTGGGATACGCAGTAGAATATGTGGTGGTCACTATGGATGCAGACGCGTAAGGCGTTGTTCCCGTAGTCAAGGTTATTATTCCTGCGTTGTTAGATCCCGTAATTGAAACTTTACCAAGGTTACCGCCGCCGCTACCAGTTACAATGCTCAAAACTGAACCCGTAGTAATTATTTGACCAGTAAGCCTAAAAGAACCACTCAAGTCCAAAGAGTATTGAGGATTCGGTTGATTAATACCAACAAAACCATTCGCAGAACCGGTTAAGGGTTGTCCATTAATAGTTTTGTAAGATCCCGAACCGAATATAATACCGCCTATGTTAATACCATTTGCGTAACTTGATGATAAAGATATATTCGTTCCTATTATTATGTTATTGGTTCCCACGCTTCCAGTAGCATTACTGGTATAACCAGCTTGAAAACCAAAAAAATTAGAATACGATGCGCTTGCGGCGTACTCGCCTGCGTATTGTCCAAAGAAATTTGACGCGGTTGCGTAAGTTGCGCCGTTACCTGCTGAAAAACCAAAAAAATTAGAGTTTGAAGAACTATAAGCATTAAAACCCGCCTGTTGGCCAAAAAAATTGGATTGGTACGCAGTAGACGCATTAGCTCCTGCATTCAATCCCATAAATACACTACTAGTTGTATTAATATTACTAGTTGCTGGATTCGTTGAGTATATTGTGCTTCCTGTGACTGATATTGGAGATAAAGAAACTGATGCTGTTCCGAATAAACTTCCTGTATAGCCTCCCAAAGCGGTAGAACTACCAGTAATTACTTCGTTTCCAATAATAAAAAGGGATCCAGAAATTAGATTATCTGACAAAGATATTATACCGTTTCTAGCAACAAATTGATTTATGGCCATTTATAATGTACTTTGGTTCACTTTCCCCAAAGTTGGATTTTTATTTTAAATAAATATCAATTAACAAATACGACTTTGTAAATTCTTCCTGTATTGTCAGACTCTTGCAAAATTGAAGCTTGTTTGATAGCGTCACTTTCGTTATCATAATTGTATAAAGGATCATTTTGATTTAATTTGGTCACCCAAATCATTGAATTTCCAGGAATAAATTGAAATTGAATTTGGTACATATAATCAAATTTAAATTAAGTTTGCGGTTGCTTTTATTGTCCATCCATTTATCGCATTGTAAAAATTTAATTGGACTTGACCATTAACTATGCTAGCTGATGCACTTACATTGAGCGTAGTACCCACCACGTCTAAGGTTGAATACTCTGTATAACTAGATGTTCCATTATTCCATGCGGCCACTATACTTCCCGCTCTTGCATTAGATCCGCTGTATATAGTGTAGTTATAAAATGCGGCTGTAAATGATCCCGTGGAATTCGTAAATACATTAAATGGTGAAGTAACTCCATTATTTGTTACGTTAGCGTAATATATTTGAGAACCTCCAATTGAAAATCCTGTTGTTGTTGATGCGCTTGCATAAGATGCAGTTTGAGCATTTTGAACGTAGCTAGCTGTTTGTGCTGTTATCACATAAGATGCGGTAGCAGATAAATTAGCATAAGATGCAGTACCTAGTAATGATCCTGTAAAAGAACCGGTAAATGAACCCGTATTATATGATCCTGTAAATGTATTGAAGCTAGATGTGGTTGTATAACCAATTGTATAAGAGGCCGTTTGAGCATTTTGAACGTAGCTAGCTGTTTGTGCTGTTATCACATAAGATGCGGTAGCAGATAAATTAGCATAAGATGCAGTACCTAGTAATGATCCTGTAAAAGAAGCAGCATTTATAGTACCCGTAATTATAATGCTTCCAGTTATTAATACACTTTGACTTAATGAATTTACATAACTTGCTGTCTGGGCCAAAGTTGCTTCTGACGCACTCAGTGCGTAAGACGAACTGATTACACTTCCATTGTAATAAGATGCAGTGGCAGCTATAGCGGTATAAGAAGAAGTTATAGCGTACGAAGAACTTATGGCAACACTCGATGTTGAAGCGTACGAAGAAGTTATAGCGTAAGAAGACGAAGTAGCCGTTGCTGCGTTGCCCGTAATCGAAACCCCAAGATTGTTAGAAGCTATCCATTTTAAAGTAGAATTGTTCCACATCAAAGCGTATTGGTCTATTAGACTACTTTCCGTAATGCTAACGTCCGTTAAATTTGCTAAAGACGTGGCTACTGTACTTCCACCGCCTCCACTAATTCCACCTATGCTTCTAAATAACCCCCCAGGTATTATGGCGTAAGTGCCAGAAGTTTGGAAGTTAGCGTTGTTTTGCAAGATCAAAGCTCCAAGGTATATGGCATTTTGCGCAGTGTTCGGGGCTTCTATAAAACTTTCTACATTAATGTTTGCTGTTGCAGTTGCCTGATCTGCGTAAGTTGTGTTACCGTAATAGACTACTATTGCTTTACTTACTGAATTGGGGAACCAATACACTCTTTGTATCGTCCACTGTCTATTAGAGCCATTTCCTGGAACTGAGGTTAGAGTACCATTATTTGAATACTGTGTTGGATCTATGGTCGCGTATCCAGCACTACCGTTAGTGTTGTACACCCATCCTGAGCCGGATTGGTAGTATCTAAATATTTTAGATACGTTGGTACCTTGATCGGTTGATATGTATGCCGGATTGTTAGGATCTACTGGATAATTTGCTCCATCATCGAATGCTGTACCTCCTCCCACTACTAAACTACCTGTAGAAGAACCGCTAGGCGATAAACCGAATCCTGTTAACTTTAAAGGTCCGAAAGCTCTTATGAATACGTTCGATCTCTGTTTCCAACCGTAAGCGACCGAAGGTTGAGTTTTTACGTTGTTAATTGTGCTACGGTTCTGGTGAATTACTAAACCAACCGGAATCAAAGTATCGTATTGGCCGTCGTAATAAGGTATACCTTGTGCGTATATCTGCGCTGATCCACTAACGTTCTGTATCGATATGAATTGTTGATCGTAAGAAGCGGTTAAAGGAGCTATACTAGACGATAGATTAGGCCAGTTCAAATAAGTGATTGTCGGATAGGGATTAGCGTTTAAGCTAGCGTTCAAATTTACTATGATACCGCTACCGCTTGCAACTTGATAAACAGTAGAAGATTGAGAAGTTATAGCTCCTCCATACAATAAACCTGAATATAAATTACC